CCTAAAAATGCGTCACCAGTGGTGACGCATTACGTATTTAAACTCCCTATGTGGGAGTACAAATTTCAAATGGAGCTATTAGGGAGAATCGAACTCCCGACCTACAGGTTACGAATCAATGATTAATTGGCTAAATTTCAATAAAAAACGGTTAGGTTGGGGAAAAATTGGGGAAATCATATAATTTCACTAGCTTTTTTATCGTCTTCACTTAAAGTATGTGTATATAAGTTTAATGTAGTATTTATAGAAGAATGCCCCAATCTTGAAGATACCACTTTCATATTTACACCATTACTAATTAATAACGTTGCATGTGTATGCCTTAAATCATGAAATCGCATATGTTTTAAATTGTGCCTTTTTAAAAATCTGTTAAACCATTTTGTTATATTATCAATATGTTCTTTGTTAAATATATATTCACTAGTCTGAGGCAATTTATTAATTAAATTTATTAAATCTTTATTAGCATAAATAATTCTATTAGATGATTTATTTTTAGTTTCTTTTATTATTTGACCTTTGCCTTTTAAATAGGATAAAGCTTTATTAATGTTAATAGTATTATTTTCAGAGTCAATGTCACCCCAAGATAGGCCAACGATTTCACTTCTACGCATACCACATTGTAATGCTAATCTAACAATTGCCTGATATTTTAAAGGCTCATTTTCTAAACATTTTAATAAATTTTCTGCTTCTTTTTTGTCTAAAAAAATAGGCTTAATTTTAATATCTTTTCCTTTAGGAATATCTACATATATACAAGGATTAAAATCAATTATTTGCCATTTCACAGCCGTATTAAACATGATAGATAATAACGCTTTGTATTTTTTTATACTGCAAGTTGACAATTCGCTTGTTAGGCTATTAAGAAATTGTTGAATAGAATATGCTTTTATGTTTTGTAGTTGCATTCCACCAATTTCGGGCAATATTCTATTATTCAAATAATCTTTATAACCTTGTATAGTTCTTTGCGCTAATTTTGGCTTGGCATATTCATCTAGCCATTTTTGCGCATATTTATTAAAAGTAATAGAAGATGTAGGGCAAATTTTATCTTTTGTTTCAATAACAAACCTCGCCAATTCTTCTTTAACTTCTTTATCAGAACATCTTACTGTTTTAGTATGTTTTTTTCCATCTAACATATAAACTAATCTGTAACTATTTCCTCTTTTTTCATAACTTCCTGCCATAAAAATACTCCTTTCTAAACGTTTGTTTCTTGAAAAGAGCATAAATATACTATATAATATAGATATAGCACTTTTCAAGTGTATTGTGTAGATAATGTACAAAGTTTGGTCGCCGAGTACATTATCTTTTTATATTATAGCTAGTGCATAAGTAGTGTAAATTATTTTCTTTTTTTACTTTTATATAAAATTTTTCATTCTCTTTATCAAGTTTTGATGAAGTTTCAATCTCTAATTTTCCATAATTATCGTATATATATTTATCAAAGTCTATTAAGTTTTGTTTTGATTCTAAAAAATATAAATATTTATAATCTAATAAAGTGGATATTCCATCCTTTAGAATTATTTTTATTTTTAATATATCATCGAATTTTATATCTTTTATAATCTTTAGATTTGTATAATTAAATCTATTAATATTATTTATTAAAATAGCTGTGCAATTAATTTTTTTGTTATAATCCGAGTTATTTTTACTGTCTACCTGAATTTTATAATTTAAAATAATACAACATAAAATAATATATGTAAGAATTATAAGATACGTGCAATTAGATAAACCGTATTTATTACTAATATAATATATTATTTCTAATGAAGACAAGAAAGCAAAAATATAATAAAGGTTTAATAAAATGTTTAATATTTTGTTTTTCAAAAAATCACCTACTTATTTCTTCTTATTTGTTTAACAACGCCTAATATTTTAACAGGTTTGTTTAAAACATCGTCATTTGAGTAAAACATAGGCATATAGCTATTATTTAATGGTTGAAGTGTAATTCCTTTATCTGTTTTAAAAACTCTTTTAAAAGTAGCGTCATCGCCATTTACAGCTACAACACAATCTTGTCCGCTTTCACAATCATTTTGCTTTAATACTATTATAACGTCACCATTTAAGTATTCAGGAAACATGCTATCACCTTTAATCTTTAATGCAAAGTATTGCTTACCACCTTTTAGCATTTCATCTGATATATCTTCCCAATCAACTATATCCTCAATCATTTCCATAGGTATGCCTGCAGGTATAGAGCCTAGTACAGGGATACGCATCCCTTTGGGCATAGAGTATATTTTGCTTTTTTTATCATCTTCAATTAAATCTATATAACCAGCTTTTTCATACAAATCTAAATAATCAACATTATATAGCGTTGCTAAATTTTTTAATAATGCAGGAGTAACTTTTCTTATTCCATTTTCTATCATGTTTAAGTGACTGTACGTTATATCTGTTAACTCGTCTACTCTTCTAAGACTTAAGTCTTTACTTTTTCTTAATTCTTTTAGATATATTCCTAGTTCTTTTTGTGTTAACATTTCACATCTCCTTTCAATAGTATTATAGCACGTTTGTTAACAAATGTAAATATTTTTTGAAAACTTTTCAAAAAAGTGTTGACAAAGCGAAAACAATAATATATAATGTTAACAGAAAGTTAACAAGCGAGGTGATAAAATGATTGTAGTAAAAGAACCACAAAAATTAAAAGAGGATATATTGAATTTATGTACTATGACTAGATGTGGAGAAATAGTAGGTTATACTAAGTCCTATATAAGTTCTATAATATCAGGAGTTAGAAATCCTAATCCAGATATATCAATAAAATTGTGTGAACTTTTAAATAAACAATTTGAAGATTATTTTTTTATTCAAAACGTTAACAAAACAATAACAAAGCGAAAGAGGTGAGTAGATGAAAATAGAATGTACAGTTGAAGAATTAAAAGAACTAGTAAAAAATGAAAATTTAAAAATTGATAAAGATAAATTATTGAATGCTGTAAATGAAGAATTAGGAAAACAAATATAAAATATGATGGCAAAAGCCACCAAAAAATTATTTTTTTAATAGAGTTTCTAAAATAGTTTTAATTAATAAATCTTCATGCATAGGTAATTTTTCTGTAAGTGTTTTATCATTAGGAATTTTAGCACATTCAGCATGAAATTTATCTAGGGCAGTTTGAATGATATCTTCTTTAGACATAATATATCACCTCCAGCAAACATTATAGCATAGAAGAGGTGGAAAATAAAGAAAATAGAAAAGAGGTGGAAAATGTGGATAAATTATTAACATCAAAAGAAGTAAGTGAAATATTAGGAGTAAAAGAAAGAACAGTAAAATATACATTAAATCTTCCTTACATTAAAGTTTCAGGGAAAAGAATGTATCAAAGAAAAGATATAGAAAATTTTATAAATAAAAATAAGCATTATACAATTGATATTATAGCGTATCAAAAGAGTAATAAAAAAAGAGAATATGTAGTTTAGGAGGTGAAATATATGTACAATTATCTAATAAGTAACAGAGAACTAATAATAGCAATATTAATAGCAAGTATAAGAGCTGTATTAATTGGAGTAGTATTTACTGGAGTAATACAAACAGCGGTATATCAAATAACAAAAAAGATATTTGGAAAAGGCTACAGTATTTACAATGAGATAGAAAAATTTGTGTTAGAGGGGTAGGTGATAAAGTGATAACTAAGGAAACAAGAGCAGAGAGTAATTTAAAAGTGAAAAGAAAAATAAGATATTCACAAATAATAAATGAATTAGAAAAAGTTTATCCTAAAGGTTTATCTGTTAGGGAATTAATGAATAATTTAAATTTTAATGAAAGAAATTATATAGCACCAAGGTGTACAGAATTAAAAGATAAAGGAAAAATAGAAGAAATAGGTAAAACTTACGATTACATTACAAATAGAGAAATTACAGTATATAGGTTAGTAAAGGAAGAGGTGAAAAGTAATGTTTGATTATTTAAAGAGTAAAGCTAAATTACACCAAGAAAAGAAAATGTTAATAGAAGAAAATTTAAAACTACAAGAACATATTAAAGCGTCAGAAAGATACGAAAAATGTTTAGCAGAAGAATTATTTAGATATAAAGATGAAGTATATAACTTAAAGCAAAAATTAGAAGCTACTACCGTGGAAAGTAAAACAGCTTCTAAAATATAAATACCATTTGATAAATACTTATATTTACATTATATCACATATGTCAAGGGAGGTTGAAATGAAAGATAGTTTTATTTTGTATTTAGAGCAAAAAGAAATATTTGAAACTCTATCTGATAACGAAGCAGGAAAACTTATAAAAGCTATATTTGAATATGAAAGCACAGGACAATCTCCTAAGCTAAGTAAGACTTTAAATTTAGTTTTTATACCTATAAAAAATGCATTAGATAGAAATAAAGAAAAATATCAAAAAGTAGTAGAAAGAAATAAAAAAAATATACGTAAAAGATGGAATAAAGAAAATACCAAAAGTACCAGTGGTAAAAATGGTATACAAAAAAATACCAAAAATACCGATAATGAACATGATAATGATAATGATAATGATAATGATAATGATAATGAACGTGATAGTGATAGTGCACATGATAATGATAGTGTAAGTGATAGTGATGTGCAAGCAAGCAAAGAAAAAGTGTACACATTTTTGAAAGGATTTGGTAATTATGACAGTTAAACAATATATTAAACATTTAGCAATTATAACTAAAAAAACTTGTGATAAATATGATTTACCTACAAGCATAGATTTAAAAAAATATAGAGGTGAAGAGTATGAAATGGACTAATGGAGAACTAGTTGAAATATATGCAAATGCATACGACAACATACAATTAGCAATTGATGAACTAAATGGAGTTGATGAATATAAAGAAATATTAGAAACACTAAAAGAAGCAAAAAGCGAGTTAGAAGAAACAGCTGAAAAGTATATGCAAGCTTTTAATAGAGAATGTGATAGAGAATTAAAGTATCAAAACAGTGAATATGAAAGGAGCGTAATTTAGATGGTTGAATACAAAGATATAGAAAAAGCTAATAGTGAAATAAAAACAATAGATATAAAAAGAAAAAGTAAAGATGGAGAAAAAATAACAAAATACGCTGGTGTAAATGAAAGAGTATTAGCATATAGAAAAATATATCCTAATAGAAGAATTGAAACTGAAATACAAGAGATAACAGAAAATAGTATACGAATGAAAGCAATTGTATATAACGAAGAGAATGAAATTTTGGCAACTGGACATGCAGGAGAAACTAAAAGTGGATCAATTAACAGTGTTTCTATGATAGAAAATTGTGAAACATCTGCGGTAGGAAGAGCACTGGGATTTGCAGGTTTTGGAATCGATGGAGGTATTGCAAGTGAGCAAGAAATGCAAAAAGTTGAAGATTACAGAATAGCAAATAAAAAAATTGAAATCTATGACAAAATTTATATAAGTGAAATAGATGCTATAACAATAATAAAGGGTGCAATTGGAGAATTAATGAGGAAGCAAGGAATAGTAAAACAGGAGTTAGAAATAGCAGTTAGAAATCAAACTTGGACAGAATTAGAAGAGTTAAATTATCAGCAACTTGGAATGCTTGAAAGTAAATTGAAAACTATAAATAATACTTCTTCTGATTGGCATAAATTGTATAATAAAAATCCTAAAATTAAAGATGTTGTACCGGAAAATCAAGAAATCGTGTATAAATCAAGTATGTATAAATTTGGAATTTTAGCATTAAAGCAAGCTGGAGATGATGAAATAAAAAGAAATGCAATTATAGATTATTACTTAGAGAGTGGAGTAGATATAACAAAAGAAATTAAATAATAAAAAGGCACTTTATACGCAGCAACAAGGAGTATAGAGTGCCTATATTGTAAAAAGAGGTGTAATATGAAACTACAAGGAAAACTAGCAGATATAAGTATAGATTTTGAAACAAGAAAGCCAAAATTGACATTTTTAATAAATAATCAAATAAGTAGTTTAGAAGAAATAGAAAACGTTGAATTATTAGATATAGAAGCTAAGAAACATAGAAATAAAAGGTCGCTAGATGCAAATGCATATTGTTGGGTGTTACTTGGTAAATTAGCAGAAAAAATGAATATAAAGGCTGAAGAAATATACAAGATGGAAATAAAAGACATAGGAGTATACGAAGTATTACCAATAAAAAATGCAGCAGTAGAAAAATTTATTGAAGCATGGCAAAAAAATGGAATTGGATGGCCATGTGAAGTAATAGGAAATAGCAAAATAGATGGATATACAAACGTAAAAGCATATTATGGAAGTTCTACTTATGATAGTAAACAAATGTGTAGACTTATAGATAGTATAGTAGAAGATTGTAAGTTGCAAGGTATACCAACGGATACACCAGAGCAAATAGCAAGATATAAGGAGGAATGGAAATGAATAGCTTAGTTTTAAAAAATAAATATAAAGTTATTGCAATGCCTAAAACGAATGCAAATATTTTTAAAGATTTAAAAGCTGGAGATATAATAGAAATTTCTTTGCCGTTAACACATTCTAGAGGAGGAGATAATTGTTCATTAAGAGCATATTATCCTAAAATAAACGGCATAGCTTGTAGTGGTGTTCCAATTATCAATAAATTAATAGAAAGAGGAATGATTTTGGAGGAACTATCTTAAATGAGAAAAGTATCAGATAATAGAAGATATTCTATATTAACAGATGATTTGGAACATTGTATTATATGCGGAAGACCTAATGTAAATAAGCACGAAATATTTTTTGGTACTGCTAATAGACAATTAAGTAAAAATTATGGATTAGTGATACCTTTATGTGTGGAGTTACATCATAATCAATTTGCTTGCAAAGGAATACATTTTGATAAAGAGTTATGCGGAGAGTGGCAAAAAATAGGTCAAAAAGCATTTATGGAATATTACAATAAAACAATAGAAGAATTTATACAAATATTTGGAAGAAATTATTTATGAGGGGGAACAAATGAAAATATTGGGTTTAGATACAAGTACTACAAGCACAGGATATGCAGTTCTGGATAATGATAAATTGATTAGCTATGGAACTATAAAAACGCCCAAAAAAGCCGATTTAATTGATAAAATCATCTACATAGAAGAACATATAAAGCAAATTATAAAAGCTAAAGAGGTAGAATTTATAGTTATAGAAGATTTAGCGATGACAAGAAGTGCAGCAACAACTAAAGCGCTGTCTGGATTGTTATACGATTTGCTTGTAGAATTTAGGAAAAGAGAAATTTTGGTTGTAACAGTAAGACCTAGTGAATGGCGTAAAGTGTGTGGAATAAAAGGTAAATGCAGGAAAGAGTTAAAAGAAAATGCAATACAACATGTTAAAAATGTTTATAACATTAATGTAAATGACGATGAAGCAGATAGCATTTGTATTGCAGAATTTGGAAATAGTTTAGAGGTAGAATATGATTGAGAAAAAATTAATAAAAGAATATGAAAAATATAATCTATATGGGATATATAAAAATAAAAAATTATTATATAAAACTTGCGAAAGTAATATAAAAGATTGTTATAAAAAAGGAGAAATTAAGTAATGAAAAAAGTAAAAGGAATTGAAATAATGCAGATGATAGCAGAAGGAAAAATAGATAAAAAGACAAGATTAATATTTGATGAAGAAAGTTACGAATTTAATGGAGACGATATAGTAGATGATATATATAGAAGTAGTATATTTACTATTTATAGTATAGAAGAAATATTAAACATGGATTTTGAAATATTAGAAAATGATACAGAAGAAATAAAAGAAATAGGTACAAATTCATTGCTCACAATAAAATATTCTGATGAGTTTACAGAAAAAGCACAAAATTGGAATTTTAAAATATTAAAAAATAAAATTAACGAATTAATAAGAGCAGTGAACTCTTTAGGAGGAAAAGATGAATAGAAAATATAGAAAAGAATTACAAGAACTAAAAACAAAACCAACATGTCAAATAAATGGTATATATATAATTCCATATAAACCTTATAATCGGATTTTGGGGTAAAAATGGATACAAATCATATGATTTTGTTTTTGAGAATGCAAAAGGTGAAAAAATAGGTTGGTGTCATTGGGAAGGCGATGTAATTCATTTAGAAAACAAAAAGGCATATGGAATGAATATAGATTGTGAAAACTCAAACGAATATATTAGACTTTTTACAAATCATGGCTTTAATATAAGTGATATGATAATTAGTGATTTGACAATTAATGTAGGAGGAGAAGATGAATAGAGAGATAAAGTTTAGAGGAAAAATGATACCAGAAAATGAATGGATTTTTGGAACAATATTAAGAATACCAGCTCCACCTGTATGTTTTGGAAAAAGTGAAACAGATAAATACTATATACAGTTTCCAGACCCAAGATATATGCCAGACTGGAATATGCCCTATAAAATGGTACAAGGAGAAGTAAATGCAGATACAATAGGACAATACACAGGACTACACGATAAAAACGGAAAAGAAATATACGAGGGAGATATAGTATATTGTCAAACAAAATTTGGAAAAGCAAAAGCAATAATTAAATTTATAGATGGCAAATTTGTAGCATATTGGGATAGTATACTTACGCATCCACAAAATGGACATTGTATTGCTTGCTATGAAATAAACAAAAGATTTGAAGTAATTGGAAATATATATGATAATCCAGAGTTATTAGGAGGAGAAGATGAGTGTTAAAGGAAAAGTAAAAAAATTAAATAAAGAACTTATAAAATTAAGAGATGATTTAGAAACAGAAAGATTATCAAATAGAAGATTAAGACAAAAATTAGATAAACAAACCGAATCTAGTGTTTATACTAGGCAATTAGAAAATATAGTAAAGTTTGCAATAACTAATCATATGGGAAATTTAAGAGGTGGAATGCAAATAGAAAGATATGAAATTGATAAAATGCAAGATTTAAAACTGAGTATAGATTATCTACCTGAATTTAACGGTTACATAATTAGAGTTAATTATTAGAAGGAGAATAGATATGTTAAAAATAAGAGATGATGTAGATTTAAAAGAACTTGAAAAATATCGGATTTTATAAAACAGGAGGAGTTTATCAAAAAAATCTGGAATATGATGACATATATTCTCAAATAGCAGGAATTGATATGTGTATTTACGTTGTAATATCAGATAGAATAATTAGATTTTCAAGTGTTGAAAAAAAAGAAACTGTAAAATTAGATGTAATATACGATTTAATCAAAGAAGGTTTAGTAGTAAAGGAGTAAATAAGATATGAGTTTTGGAAAATCAATAGGAAGTTATTTGGTAGATATAATAAAAGCCGAAAAAAATAAAGACTGTGATATGTGCATAAAAAAGAAAACTATGGAATGCCCTAATTCTAGCTTGTGCTATAACACAGAAAATAAACCTTATTTTAAAAGCAAATTAGACGGGAGGAGTAATACATGGAAGAAAGATTAAAAATAGACTTTAGTAAAAACGGAAAAGGTTCGATATTAATGACACAAATAGGAAATTCTTTATATTTAGATAAAGCAACAATCGATACTTTAAAAATTGGAGATAAAGTACCATTAAATGATAAAGATTTTGAACCATTGGCAGAATTAACTTTTTATAAAATTGAAACTATAGATATTTTAATGGAAAAATTAATTGCAATAAAAAAAAATATAATTTTAAATAGTGCTAGTTAGGAGGTGCTTTAAGTGAAAGAAAATAGTATAGAAGAAGATATAAAAATATTAGAAAGATTTTCAAATGAAAATGTAATATATGGTTCTACAGTAGGTATGACATTAGAAAAATATAAAAATTTGCAACTTTCAATAAAACATATTTTATCAGATTATAAAAAATTACAAGAAGATTTTGAACAAATAGACCATGAATGTAATAGATTAGAAGAAAAAGAATTTAAACTAGAGAATAAAATAAATAAATTAAAAAATGAAATGCAAAAGGATAAAATGGAGCAATTTGATGATTATGTTATTTATTTAATAGAAAAATATTTGAAAATATTGGAGAAATAAAAAAATGTTTAAAAGTGTAAGTTATGAGGTGTAGTTATGGAAGATAAAGTATTTATTAAATTAAAAGATAAAGAAACTGGAGAAATATCTCAAGAAGTTTCAATAAGAGATTTAATATTTAATCAAAGTGATATTGAATTTGAATTTAAAGATGTTGAAATAGGTAGTACAACATTGCCATATAATGACTTCATATTTTATCAAGAAGATTTCGAAGTTATTGTTGTTATAAAATGAAAATAGAATAAGTGAGGTGTAGTTATGGATAATAGTTTATTAATATTAAAAAAATTATTAAATAGTATAGATGATGAAGATTTAAAAGAATTTGATTTATGGATAGATAATAGTAAAACAATTGATGTTGTTGCTATTGATAAAAATGCAATATCACTAATAACAGATGAAGCTATTTTAAAAATAAATGGCAGAGAATGGTAGGTGTAGTTATGGAAGAAGATAAATTGAGTAAGGCAATAGATTTATTGATAAGTGAAGTAAAAATATACGACCAATATTATTGTTTAGCAACTTCACAAGCTTTAAAAACTGTTTTAAATGAATTAGATAGACTACAAAAAGAAAATGAACAGCTTCATAAATTCATATTAGAAGGAGTGACAATTGAAAAGAGCCCGTATCAAAATTATCGACTTGATTTTTTAAGGGAAAATTTTGTTCCAATTAAAGAAATAAAAGAAAAATTTAAAAAAATAAATGAGACAAAAATAGACCTTAATAAAATAAATGCAAGAGATTATATGATTTTTGGAGAAACTGAAACAGCAACAGGATGGTTTATAAATATTGATTATATAGAAAAAATATTGTTAGATGTACCTGGTTATGAAATTGAAAGTAAATTAAAAAAGTAGATAAGACATATAATGGAGGAATAAATATGAAATTATATGAAAAAATAGAAAAATTAATAGAAGAGTTAAAACAAGATGATATAAATATGACTAGAAAATATAAAGAAAAAAAGAATATTACTGGAGAATTATTGGGTATTGATAAAGTAAGAGTAAGAGCTTACAGAGAAAAGACAAGAGAAATTAATGAGAAATTACATAAACTATTAATAGAAACAAAGGGGAGTAATATGTTTAAAAGAATAAAAAAATTAGAAAATGAAATTAAAGATTCCAAAATAGAAATAGAAGTTTTAAAAGAAAAAATAAAATATTTAAAAGAAAAACTGTATGAAAATTTAGATCAACAAAAAATAAATGAATTAAGTAAAAAATATAAAGCTAAAATCAATGTCGGATACAAGTATGGGCGTTATTTTTTAAAAATAAATAATCATACTGTTGTAGATAAAAAGTATATAACTAATTGTCATGAATATATACAAAGTGGAGAACTTGAGAGAGATATAAAAGCTTTTCTATATAAAAGCATAAGAGGAGAAGGGGGAATTTCAAATGGCAAGCGTAACACAATGTGATGCATGCGGTAATATAGTTAAACATGAAAATAGTAAACGTGTTAGAATTTATGATATTGATAAAAGTGAAAATTTATGCGACCGTTTATTAAATAAAGATATATGTTTAAACTGTTATGAAAAAATGAAGAAGTTTTTTAAAGATAGATAGAGGTGAATAATATATGAATAAATACATTTATATAATATCAGTATTAATTATATTTACAATACTAAGTATTATAAGTTCAGTAGCAGATAAAAAGAAAATTGATTATGTAGCAAATGAATATAAAAATTTACAAGAAGAAAAGACAAGCTTACTAAAAGAAATAAAAGATTTAAAAGAAGAAAATAACGCTTTTAGAAGTGTAATAGACACTTACAATATACCAAATAATTTGGATGCTAGACATGAATTTGAATAAAAAATGGAGGTAGGTATATGGAAATTAAAGAAGAATTAGAGAATTATAATGATTATAAGTCTGATATAAAAAGAATAGACAGAGATATAGCAAAACTAAAATTGGAAGAAGTTACAATTTCTGGAAGCAATTTTGAAGTAAATGGAGATATAAGGCCTAAGCGGATTTATGAACTCTAATATAGAAAGAAAAGTAATAAATAATACAGATAAAATAAAAGAATTTGAAGCGCAAAAAGTGAAAATACAAGCACATATTGATTATTTAGATAGTTTAATAAATACTTTAGATGATTATCATAAGAGAATAATAGAATTAAAATATAAATATAATAAGACTTCTTTACAAGTAGCTACTATATTATATAGAACAAAAAGAAATATAAATAAAGAGTTAAAGAAAAGTTTAGAGGAATTGCAAGGAAAATATAAAAAAAGACCCGAAATATTCCCAGTTAGTTCCCGTTAAATGCTTGAAATTTGGGGATTATGGAGTTATAATATATAATAGCTACAAGAATGAAGAGTAAGGAAATTAACTAAATCTTATTCAAGTTTCTTGTTAATAAAAATTGATAAAAAAGCATTGGTAGTACGCTAATTACTACCACCATCGATGTGTATTAATCTTAGGTAAATATACACATTCATATCACAAGTCGATTGCGAGAAAGATACATCTTATAAGTCAATCACTAAATTCTAGATGTGATATGCTATAAAGTTGATACGTATAGTATCAACTCATTTCTGAATACAGACAAGGGAAACCTTAGTTTTTTATAATCAACCTCTTATATGGCACTATTTTCATGAGGTGTCAAACAATTTTCACAAGATTACATACAACACTTGACAATGTATATCATTAATGTTATAATGTAAGTACAATAAGAAAACAATTTATGTAATCTTATTGAGCCATTGAATAAAATGTTGTCCATTTTATTCATTCCTTTCGAAGGGGAAAATTAATCGAAGAGAATTGTATTCAAGCCGTTTGGCAATCTAAGAGAAGATATAGGGCAAAAAAATATCTTCTCTTTTTTATACATAAATAAAAGGAAAATGAGTAAAATAATAATGACTCGTGGGCAAATACGAGTCATTTAGAAAATTAATCAATGTTTTAATTCTCTAATAAAGAAAATTAAAACTACTATGAGAATTATATTCTCTACCATTTGTCAATCACCTCCTTTACGGTAGGTGATTTTATTATAACATTAAAAAATATAAAATACAATAACATTACAATAATTAATAATATATGATATTTTTGAATATAATAAAAAATGAATCGAGTATCAGCTTGATTCACTACTTTAGTGCTTTTTAGTTCTTGAACTAGAATGAAAAATGACTTAGCAACAAAATATGACAGTAAAATAAAATATAAAATGTAGTCCGAACAGGGCTACTTTTTTAATGCTTATTTTAAGAGTGAGTAATAAAAAGGTAGTGATACTATGACAAAAGAAGAATATCGAAATTATCTGTGTAAACATTGTATAAGATATAATTGTAAAGAAAATATATGTGAATTAGATAAAGATACATACAAAGTATATAAATGTACTGAATATGTATCTATTTTTATGTGCAATAAGAAGAATTGCAGAAAGTGCGGAAGATGTTGATGGAATTTGAAATAAATAATACAACATGGATAATTGAAAAAGTTGATGAAGCAACAATTAATAATGAAATGAAAAATGATGGAACTTTAGGAGTAACAATATATAAAATTCAAAAAATAATGTTGCTAAAAGATCAAGCAAATATAATTAAGACTTTAAAACACGAACTAACTCATGTGTGGTTGTATGAGTATGGTCATAATCAAAATGATGAAAAAACATTTAGCTATGAAGATGTATGTGAAATAGTAGCAAGTAGTAATGATTTTATAAATGAAATAATTCAAAAATATGAAAGTAAACAAAAAAATGAAATAAATACAAATGTAATTAATAGATTAAAAAATATGTAAGGAGTGATTATATGCCAAAAGTAGGAAGGCCTGCAAAATACAAAAAAGAATATTGTAATGATATAATAGAATATTTTAATATACCACCACAAACATGTATGTATAAAGAAGAGTATTTCCAAAATGGACAATTAAAGAGTAAAACACCAATAATAACAGCAAATGAATTTCCAACGTTCCAAGGTTATGCTAATAAAATAGGTGTACATATAGATACATTACATGAGTGGAAAGATAAATATAGTGAATTTTCCGAAGCATATATGCGTGCAAAACAGTTACAAGAAAAAATATGGCTTGTAAATGGAATGTCAAATTTATATAATTCTCAATTTGCACAATTTTTTGGTAAAAATTGTCTTGGATATAAAGATAAACAAGAAATAGAGCACAGTGGTAAATTAAAATTAGAAGATGTGTTATGAGTTATAGTGCAGATTATCTAATAAACAGAAGAAAAGAAAAATGGCAAGAAGATAAAAATATAGAAAGAGATAAACAATTTAGAGAAGTTGTAGCTGAAGAATTGATAAAAAATGATAAATTATTAAAAGAAGTGATATACAATCCTGAAAAACTTATTGAATTACTATTTATAGTTGTTGATAAAAATCAAAAAACTATGCCGTTTTTTTTTAACGATGTTCAGCAAGATTTTATAAATAAGATAAATAATGCAAAAAAGGATTATGAGAATGGAAAAATAACAGAGATATCATTTTTAATACTCAAAGGTAGACAGCAAGGTTTTACTACATTAGTTACAGCTTATCAACTTGCTAATATACTTTTAAATAAAAACTTTCAAGGTTTAACTGTAGCGGATGAAAGCAGCAATACAGAAGCAATATTTCAAAACAAAGCTAAATTTCCATATGATATGTTACCAAATGTAATAAAACCTACGGAAAAATTTAATAATAAAAGACAATTACTATTTGAAAAACTTAACTCTAGCTGGGCTGTTGATACAGCTACAAAAAACATGGGTCGTTCACGAACAATAAATTTTTTCCATGGCTCTGAATGTGCTTTTTGGAGAGATGGAATTGCAGTTACTCAAGCAGGGCTCGGAGAAGCTTTTACAAAAAATTGTATAAAAATATATGAAACAACAGCGAATGGTTTTAATGAATACAGAGATATGTGGAAGTCAGGGCAACATATAAATTGCTTTTACGAATGGTGGAAAACAAAAGAATATTTTACTAATTTTGAAAGTGACTCCGTAAAGAGGGACTTTATATATAACATAGAACATAAAAAAGACTGGATATATGAAAGATTGAAATGGCTAAAAGATTGTAAAAAATTAAAACTTGAACAACTATATTGGTATTATAAGAAATATATGTCTTATTTAGATAAAGAACTCATAAAACAAGAATATCCGTGTTCTGAAGAAGAAGCTTTTGTTGCATCAGGAGCTTGTATATTTGATAAAGAAAATATAATTAGAAGAATAGATGAATTAAAAGCTCCCCAAAAGGTAGGATATTTTATTTACGATTACGATGGGATAAAAATAAAAAACATAGCTTGGAAAGATGACGAAAATGGTTTTATAAAATTATATGAATTACCAAAGCGCAATTATTTTTACGTAATAGGCGGAGACACATCTGGCGAAGGCTCAGATAATTTTACAGGCCAGGTTTTAAATAATATAACGGGTAATCAAGTTGCAGTTTTAAAACATCAATTTGATGAAGATATATATGCAAGGCAAATGTATTGCTTAGGAATTTATTATAATAAAGCACTGATAGGAGTAGAAACTAATTTTAGTACATATCCTCAGAAAGAACTTGAAAGATTGAGGTATCCTAATTTTTATATAAGAATGAAGGAGGATACATATACAAATAAAACTGAAAAGGCATTTGGGTTTAATACAAATAGAAAAACAAGACCTATTATAATAGCAGAGTTAGTACAAGTTGCAAGGGATATGATAGAAAGTATTAATGACATAGAAACATTAGAAGAAATGCTTACTTTCATAAGAAATGAAAACGGAAAGGCAGAAGCACAATTAGGATGTCATGATGATTTAATAATGGCATTAGCAATTGCACATTATATAAGGCCACAACAAAAATATATTATTAAAAAAAATGAAAGAGAAAAGTATAGAAGCTTTAATTTTAGCTTTGAAAAAGAAGAAGAAAAAGAGTTTGAAGTAGGGGAAGAAGAAGTCTATATTTAAAAAAGGAGAAAAAATTATGGAGTATTTGTTAATTATTAGTTTAGTATCAATGTTATTAATTATTTATTCTTATACTCTTGGAATAAAGAACGCCATCAAGATGATAAAAAAAGAAGATATAAAATCAGGATTTGAAAAAATGCATTTTAAAGAGAAAGGCGATAAAGAGGAAAGTGAAGGAACAGAAAAATTCAATACTTTATTGGAAAATATTAATAATTACGAGCCTAGAGGCTCAAAACAGAAGGATGTGTTGTAACAAATGTCAAAAAGTGATGTAATTAATGAATTAGATGATATAAATATAACAGACGTCTGGAAAGATTATGAAAAAGGTGTCATGTATAATAGAATGATGAATTTATACGATGATACAGAAGATAATTATGATTTTTATTACGGAAACCAATGGAAAAATGCAAAACTTGGTAATATTGAAAAGGTTTGTTTTAATGTAATAAATACGGTTGTTAAATATAAAACCGGTGTTTTATCACAAAATACGTACAAAGTAATTTACAATGCTTTGTCAAATAATTCTAAAGATGAAAGATTTGAAAAAATTTGTGCAATGCTTGCAGAAAAGTCTGATAGTATATTTGAAAATGAAAAAATAGATGAAAAATCAAGAACAATAATAAAAGACGCATGTATAAATGATGAGTCTATATTTCATAATTACTATGATACTAATGAAAATGAAATAAAAGTTGAAATTGTTGATAAAAATAACATATATTTTGGAAATGAGAACGAAAGCAATATACAATTACAACCTTATATCATAATATCATTTAGAAAAAATGTAAATGAACTTAGGGAAGAAGCGAGAACTATATATAAATTAGATGAAGATGAAATAAAATATATATTACCAGATAATGATGTAGAAGAACAGGCAGGCATGGAAGTTAAATATGAAGAAATAACACCTATGTGTTTAGTACTTCTAAAATATTATAAAAAAAATGGAAAAATTTATTATACTAAATGTACAAAGTATGTTACTTTAGAAGAAAATAAATCTACTGATATGAATTTATATCCAGTGGCTCATTTTCTGTGGGAAGAAAAAAAAGGAAGTGCAAGGGGAATAGGTGAAGTAAGGAGATTAATTCCTAATCAAATAGAAATAAATAAAACTATTATGAGAAGAATTATTTCTGTTCAATTTTGTGCGCATCCAAAGTTAGTTGTAAATGAAGATTTAATAAATAATGTATCTTCTCTTAATAAAGTAGGAGCTATAATAAAAGTAAACCGGAACTGGAATTGAAGATGTTAGAAAACAAGTTGGGTACTTAAATGCTACTAGTATGTCTTCCGATTCTAGAGCTGTACAAGAGGAGTTGATTAATTATACTCAAAATCTAAATGGTAGTACTACAGATGAAGCACGTGGAAATGTTGACCCTACGCAAACTAGTGGAAAAGCTATACTTGCAGTACAACAAGCAACACAACAACCTTTAAATGAGCAACAGTATAGATATAAAGAATTTTTAGAAGAAGAAGCAAAAATTTGGCTTGATATGTGGAAAGCATATGAAATAAATGGATTAATTTTGTATACAGATGAAGAAATTCAGGTTAAAGATGAAAAAACTGGTATGCCGATTATTCAAACTGTAAAAGTTCCAGTTACTATTTCACAAGAAGAACTACAAAAAGTCAAAGCAAATATCAAAGTAGATATAACTCCAGTCACGTCTTTTGATATTTATGCACAAGAAGAATCATTAGAAAATTTATTTTTACAAGGCAAAATCACATTTGAAGAATATGTTGATGCTTTGCCTCAACATAGTGCAATGCCAAAGGACAAGTTACAGAAAATTATAAAACAAAGAGAAGAAACAAAAAAACAGATACAAATGCAGTCTGAAATTGCTAATAGTCAGATGAATCAAATACAACAGTTACTACAGCAAAGACAATTAGAAGAGAACGTTAATAATGATAATATAGATAATATACAGTCAACTGGAAATCAGATGATTAGCCAAGTAACAGGAGGAATGCAAGATGCAATGTGATGAATGTTTAGTAGATATGAAAGTAAAGAGTGTGAAAAATAATGTATTTCTTCTTGAATGTCAAAGATGCAAAAAAACAGTAAAAAAAACAGTTGAGGAAATAGAAAAAGAATATAAAAAATTAAGTATGGGAGAAGAATTAAAATAGTTTAGTTCTTCTTTTTTATTGTCCAAAGCATGTGTAAGACAAAAAACTGCTATCAAGAAAACAGTCAGGCATGACTTAAAACAAGGGAGGGTTCAATTATGAACGATGAAGAAAATCAAGATATAACTGAAGAAGTTATAGAAAATGTTGACAATGAAGAAGTTGTTGACGATGAAAATTTAGGAGAGTTTTCGGATAATACAGATGCTAGCAATGTAGATGAAGAAAATGAAAAACCTAAAATGCTTACTGAAAAAGAAGCAAATGATTTAGCTGAAAAAATAGCTAAAGAAAGAGAAGCGAGGGCATATAGAAAAGCTGAAAGAGAAAAAAGAGAGGAATTTAAGCAATATGAAGAATTAGCTAATCTATTAAAAGCTGGAACAGGTAAAGATAATTTAACAGATATAAAAAATGAGTTTGCTAACTTTTATAAAAGCGAAGGAATTAATATACCAGACAACAAGGTGAATAACGAAAGAGAAGAGAAAATCCTTGGTAGAGCAGATGCAGAAGAAATTATTGAACTTGGTGATGATGAAGTAAATAGAGTCGCAAATAGAATTTTTGAAAAACCTGTTGAGAAAAGGAGCATTAGAGAAAAAGAAATATTTGAAATATTAGGTAAACATGCTATGCAAGAAAAAGCAAAAAAAGAATTAATTGCAAAAGGTATCGATGAAAAAGTACTAGATGATGAATCTTTTAAAAGTTTTGCAAGCAAATTTAATGTTTCTACGCCTATTTCTGAAATTTATGATGTCTATAAGAAAATGGACTCTAATAGAGATGCTCAAGAATTAGTAAAAGTAAAACCGGCAAGCCCTGGCAGTGCAAGAGATGTACAGTCAAAAAAAGAAAAGGATTTTTATACTCCAGAAGAAGTTGATTCTTTGACAGAAGCTGATTATGATAAAAATCCTAAATTAATAGACATTGTAAGAGATTCAATGTTGAAATGGAAAAAATAAAAAAAGGGAGGAATAAATATGGCCGCTAAAAATTTTAAACCTGTATTTTGGTCAAAATACATACAAAGAGAATTAAAGAAAGATTTAATATTAGCAGATTTTTGTAATTACGAGTATGAAGGAGAAATAAAAGAGGGGGCTAGACTAAAAATAGTTGGTGCAGTAAAACCTACAGTAAAAAAATATGTACCATATAAGGATATCGAGATTGAACAATTAAAAGACAATTCTCAATTCTTAGATATTGACCAAGCTGATTATTTTGCTTTTGAATGCGATGATATAGATAAAGCTCAATCTATGAAAAATTGGATGAATGTATCTATGGATGAAGCAAAAACTGCACTTGCAGAAAAAGCAGATGCATATGTTGGTAGTTTAGCTGCTAAAGCTAAACATAAATTAGATTCAGTTGCAGTAACAAAAGAAAACGCAACAGATATAATTGATGATGGATTGACTATATTATATAAAAATAACGTAAAAACAAATGAAGAGTTACAACTTGCTTGTTCACCAGATTTTTATAGATATGCTAAAAATGGTTTAACAGAAGTATATACTGATAATGTTGAAATGATTAGAAAAGGTATTGTAGGAAAATATTCTAATGCATTAGTTAAAATATCTAATAATTTATACAATGATGGAACAGATGACTATAATATGCTTAGAACTAAAAAAGCAATAGCCTTTGCAAATTCTATAAATAAGGTAGAAACTGACAGAAAAGAAAAAGGATTTGCAGATATTGTAAAAGGTTTGCATGTGTATGGAGCCAAAATACAAAGACCAGAGCAATTATGTGTGTTAAGGACACATAAGGCCTAAAAAAGGAGGAATAAAAAATGGCAGTAAAAAGTTTAACACCTACTAAATGTGGGTATAATGAAATAAAAGAATTTGATTTTGAAGCCCCAACTGCAGTTGCAGATGGATGTGAATTTATATTTCCAGCTAAAGATGAAGATGTTCAAGTTGTAGTTTATAACTCTGGAGCTTCTGCAGCAACAGTGACTGTGAAAGCACCTGTGGATGGACACTATGCTTCCGCTGGAGATGACTTAAAATTATCAATTGCGGCTTCAAAGTATGCTATTATAAGGCTTGAAAGTGCAGTATATGCTGATAAAAATGAAAAAGTAAAAATAATTACATCAGCAACAACTGCCAAAGTTGCAGTATTATATTAATTGTGGCCAGCTTTTGCTGGCTATATGTATCACTATTAAGGTATATGCTAGTTCGATTCTAGCAATAGTGAAAGGAGAATAAAAATGAATAAAATAAATAAATATGTATTTAAACCAAATTTACAATTTTTTGATGGGTATGTTGTTAAAGAAAAAGATGAAAATGGAGTACTAATTGAAAAAGATTTAATTGATGAAACTATAGAAGATAAAGAAATTAATCAAAAGATACATGTCAAACAGAGTGTAAGAGGTTTAACAATAATAACAGATATTTACTCTGAAATTGAGATATTTGGCGTAAAGAACAAGGAAAAATCACATTTGGAATCTACTTATAAAGAAGGAACAATACTTGTATATAATGAGGGTGATGGCTATATATATCCAAAAATGAAAGTCTGTACAGTAGAAGATGCAATAAGGGATTTAAATTTATTGGAGGGATAATTAATGACTTTAGAAGAAAATATAAAAATTGTACTAAGTCTTATAGATGAATACGCACCTTCAAGTACTAATTTGTATACAGAAGATGAAGACATACAGAATAAAATAAAAATATTATATAACCAACCATATCAAGAATTATCACAAATAAAAAAAATAAGCAAAGTCAAAGAAATAAGTAAAACATATAGTGATACAGATTATTATAGAGAATACAGTTTGCCTTCTAATATGTATCAATTAAAAAATGTTATAGCGTTTGACGAGGAAACTAACAAAATTGTTCCAGGTGATTATTATATTATAGAAGGAGCAAAAAAAATATATATAAATGATAAATCTGAAGCTAAATATAAAATAGAATATTATGCTTATCCTTCGATAATAACAGAAGAAACTGAAAATGATTTTTCACTTGAAATTGACCAAGATGTTCAAAATATTCTCTCATATAAAGTTGCAGATAATTTATTAAAAAGTGACCCCAGCGCTGACTATTCTGCTTTTAGGCAAGCATTTGAAGATGCTTTAAATAGATTGGACACTAGAAAATCAATGTCTATTGCAGTTGTCGAAAGTGAGTATGATTTTTAGGAGGTAATACATGATAACGCCTATAAAAAGATTATATAGCAATTTGGCTGGTGTAGATTTTACTAATGACCCTAGTAAAGTTCAATTAAATCGTAGTCCAAATTGTACAAATATGTGGAAAAATTATTCTAGTACACAAGGAGAATGTGTTGAAACAAGGCCGGGGTTAATATTTTTAGAAAATTTTAAAGATAATTTTAATGGTATGTATATATATGGAGTTGAAAGTGAGAGAGCTATTGTACATGCTGGTCAAAAATTATATGAATGGTATGGATTTCCAAGTTTAGGATATAAAGTTCTGTATGAAAAAATGAATAATAAAAAAAGTTCAATGACAGTATTTGAGGATAAGCTATATATAAACGATGGAAAAAATTATTTGGTATATGATGGAGAAAATGTAAATGATGTATCAGAACTTGCATTTGTTCCCACTACTACAATTGCAAGAAATCCGATTGGAGGAGGAGAACTATACCAAGATGTTAATGTTTTAACAGGTAAGAGAAAAAATACTTTTGTTGCAGATGGTGATAGCAAAGAATATTATTTAGATACTATTTTACTTGATTCTGATGGTGAAGTAAAAGTTTGGATAAATGATATAGAGACAACAGACTTTACAGTAAATAAAGCATTGGGGAAAGTAACTTTTAACAATGCACCTACAGCACCTGACACAGCTGGTCAAGCTAATGTAGTAATTGAATTTTCTAAAAGTGGAACTGATTATATTACAAGAATTTCAGAATGTACTTTAAACCTTGCATTTGATAATAGAATATTTTTTACGGGTAATCCCAAATTTAGAAATGCTATATTTCATTGCGAATTGAGAAATCCGGCGTATATTAGTGATTTATCATATTATCAAGATGGTACTTCTGATAGTATGATAAAAAGTATGACGGTAGGTAATAATATTTTGTGGGTTTTTAAAGAATCAAGCCAGCAAAATGACACTATATTTTATCATGTTCCTTCGATTGATAGTGAATCTGGAAAAATATATCCAAGTAAACAAGGTAATATATCTACAGGATGTGTAGCCAAATGTATCAATTTTAATGATGATATTGTTTTTGTAAGCAAGCAAGGAATTGAAGGAATAGGAACAAATATTAATGAAGAACAAATATTAAGCCATAGAAGTTCATTAATAGATGCAAAATTTGTAAATGAAAACAATTTTGACGAATTAGAATTATGTGAATGGGCTGGTTATTTATTATGTTTGGTAGATGGAAATATTTATCTTGCAGATTCAAGGCAAAAGTTTCAAGGGATAAATGGATATGAATATGAATGGTACTATTGGAAAATTGGACAAGATATCGGAAAAATAACAATATTAAAGGAATATAAAGGGAATTTGTATGCTGGTACAGAAAAAGGAAATGTGTTCAAATTTGATGGTACAAATGATAATGGGAACACTATATATTCATGTTGGACAATGCCAAATGACGTATTTGGAAATGAAAATCATTTAAAAACTACTAATAAGCGAGGCGGAGTTGCAAAAATAAAAACAATTCCAAATGGCCAAATAAAAGTTTCTGTTGGAACAGATAAGAAGGATGAAATGTTAGTAACAACATATAGTGCGACAGGATTTGATTTTTCTAATATTGATTTTTCTAATTTTGCATTTACTACAAAGAATAATTCTTATGTAGTGTATAAAATAAAACAGAAAAAATTTACAGAGTTAGTACTTAAATTCTATAGTGATGAATTGGATAAGCCGTTTGGGTTATATGATGCGATGATAGAAGCTTACCAAGGAAGTTATATTAAAAGATAAGGAAGGATAAAAAATGGCTATAAATAAGTTAAATTCAAATTTAAATATAATATCAAATTTACCAGATAAACCAACTCAAGAAGTTTCAGCTTTAAAAGCAAAATTTGATGAGGCAGGTAATACAATAAAAGATTATATTAATACAATTTTAATTCCATCTATAGAAAATGGAGAAATTCCATTAATAAATAATCTTACGTCAGGTGGAACAAAAAGTGCTTTAACTGCTGAAATGGGAAAAGAATTAAATACAAAAAAACAAAACGCCATCAGATATGGAACAACAGTTCCTACGTTATCTGATGGTGAAATTTTTATACAGATATTTGATGAGGAGTAGGTGAGTATAAAATGGCTGAAGCTTGGTATGATGCTGGTTATGCAAATTCAAGTGCAACATTAAGATTACATGTATATACAGTAGAAAATAGCGCATCTGGTAATTATACTGTTGAAAGAGCGGATGTGTGGATGAGAGTAAATGCTAACTGGGGATATTACAATAATTACGGTACTAATGTTTATGTTGGAATAAACGGGAATAATACAAATAGAACTGTAAACTTCGATGCTAGAGTTAGTGCAGGTACACAATTATTGTTATTAGGTACATGGGATACAAAAGTGTGGCACAATGATAATGGAGATGCAAGTATAGGAGTTTCTTGCTCCCATGCTACAGGTGTTGGATTAGGTACAGCAAGTGGAAGTTGGACTTATTATTGTGACCATTTGAATAGATATGCTAATTTTACTAATCATTATGTTGAATCAAGAACAATGAATACGATAAGAGTTCACTGGGGAGCAGATGCAAATTGTGATTATTTACAATATTCCATAAATGGTGGTGGATGGACCGATGCATCAGGTTATCCAACATATACTATCTCCAATCTTTTACCGAATACTTCATATAACATTAGAACTAGGATAAGAAGGGCTGATAATGGATTGTGGACTGAAAGTGGATATTTATATACAAATACATTGGATATGGCACAATTTACAAACTTTATTAGCACTTTAAAAATTGGAAAAGATTATTTAATACAGTATTCTAATCCATCGAATGCATCTGTTGAAATAGGAATATTTCAAACAGATGGTAAGACCCCAATAATTGATTATAAAAAGTATTCAAATAATACAATAATGAAATTTTCAACTGAGGATATAAAAAAATTCTATAAATTTTTAGGTGACAATGAAAGTAGATTAGCACGAATTTATATAAGGTCTACTCAAAATGGCAATAAATCATGGAATGGAAAAGATATAACAATAAAATTAAGTGGTGGAATAAAAACAGTGATAATAAATGATAATGGAGTAAACAAAAAAGGAATTATATGGGTAGGAACAGAAAATGGAAATAAATCCGGGATTTTTATTGTTGGAACCACATCAGGATATAGGAGGGGAATTTAATGGAAAATCCATATGCAGATTTAGAAAACAAATACGCAAATAATTTACAACAACAAAATGATATGCTTTCACAGCAAAGTCAAATTCAAAAGGAACAGTCACAAGCAAACACAAATCAAACAATAAATGAAATAAATCAGCAAAAAGATTATGCACAACAGGACTTTAATAAAGAGGCAAAAGGTGCATATACGGATTATATGAAAGTTGTTAATCCATATGGTGTACAAGCTGAACAAATTGCAAGTGATGGACTTGGTGGAAGTGGATATAGTGAAACTTCTAGATTAAATGCATACAATACATATCAAAATAGATATGCTACAGCAAAATCTAGTGCAGATAGAATACAACAAGATTTTAATAATCAAATTACACAGGCAAGATTAAGTGGAAATAAAGAACTTGCTGAAATAGCATTAAATGAGTTACAAACAAAAATGACAAATTTATGGAATCAATTAAATTTAGATACAACATTAGCTCAAAATAAAGTAAGTTATAATCAATGGTTAGATGAATTTAACTATAATAAACAACAAGATGAAATAGCTAATGCATTTGCAAGGGAACAGTTTGAATATCAAAAGCAACAAGATGCACTTAATAGGGCAGCAACTGCTGCAAAAAAGAGCAGTTCTAGTGGAAATTATACTTTCAGCAATAGTGGCAATAGTTTTTCAAATAGTGCTAGCGGAACTAATAATGATACAGTAAAAAGGTCAAATAAAACTGTGGCAGAAAAGATAGTGCAAAATTCTAAAAATAATGTTAATCCACTTACTGGTATAGGTATATCAGATGCGGTTGAATTTAATAAAAAAATGGGACTTTGGTAATTATAAAGAGGTGTAAATATGACACTAGAAGAAATATATAAAAAAATGAAACAAAATAATCCATATTATGAAGGGTCACAAGCTCAAAAAGAAGAACAAGCAGGTATGAATATAGAAGGAGATACAGTAAAACATACTGAAAAATCAGCGCAAATACATCAAGATTATGTAGAAAACCAACCAGCTTTTAATACATTTATAACAGGTGCTCCTACATATAAAGAACAATTAAAAGATAACTTTATACAGATAAAAAGAAGAACAAAAAACTTAGGAAAAAATTTTATATCAGGTGTTGGAAATGGAATTAGAGGAATAATGGACGTTCCTTTTCAAGAAACAGAAAATAATTTAAAAAAAGGAGAAAATTCAAATAAAAACTTGTGGCAACACATTTTAAAATCAACTGCTTACACTTTAAATCCTAATGTTTCATTTATTGATAATATAATTTCAAGTAATAAAAATGCAACAAATATATTAAAAGACAAAAATAAAAGTGACTATGAAAAAGTAGCAAATATAGTAACAAATGGTGTAACAGATGTAGTAGATGCTTCGACTACTGGGAAAAAAGGTTTGGATGCAAGTATTGAATTACTTGGAAAATTAAGTCAAAATAATTCAGAAAAGTTATCTGATAAAGTACAAAATGTTCAAAATAAGGTTGATGAACCATTTAAAAAGTACGATGAAAAAGTTCAAAAAGATAACAATAAATTCGGAAATGTTGAAAATTTTTTATTTAATGTTTCTAATAGTTTGGGTAATATGGTGCCATCTATTGTTGCTTCAGCTGTTACTAAAAATCCTAATATAGGTTTAGCAACTATGGGATATTCAGTGAAAGGTCAAAGCACAGAAGAAGCAAGAGAAAAAGGACAAGAGTTACAGAAAGCTATAGACATAGGTAATACAAAAGGGGCAATTGAAGCAGGAACAGAACTTTTAACCGGAGGAATTAATTTCTTCGGTAAGGGCGCCTTAGATGATATTGCTAAAAGGGGAATAGATAATAAAGTCAAAAATCAAGTACTTAATTTTATCGCAAAAAAGGGATATGATTTTGCTGGTGAAATTGGAGAAGAGACAGTATCGGATATATTAAATACTATGTTGGATAAAGGAACAACAGACCCAAACATTAATTATTCTATTAAGGATTGGAGCGATACAGCATTATCAACATTATTATCAACTGCAGTGTTAAATACTATAGGTGGAGGATATACGAAAAAAGCTTATAAGCAAAATGCTCAAGAACTAAAAAAGAATAATATAAATAAAGAGATTTCAGCGACTGGCTCGAATAAAAATTCGGTGAACCAGTTTGGTACTGAAATCTCTTCTACTAATAGTATTATATCAAAAAATCAAGAAAAAACAACTCAAGTACAAATTGCACCTTTAAATGAAAAAACACAAATTGAATATGATAGTAAGAATTTTTCTAAACAAATTGATGAAGTAAAAAATGGAGTTTTTCCTAAGAATAACACATTAGTTTTGTTAAAAAATACCCCTAAGGTATTAAAAGATATAGGATTAAATGATTTGCCCATAACGATGACTCAGAAACATTTAGAAACAATATCTCAAGATAAAGGCAAATATAAAAATGCTAATTATCATAATTTAGGAATTGATGTAGTCAAACAATTACCAGAGGCTATAGCCAACCCATTAAATATATACAAATCTAGTACAAGAGATGATAGTATTGTTTTAGTTACTCATTTATCTGATAAAAAGGGGAATATTGTTTTAGCTAGTATAAAAGTGGATGGTAAAGGTACAATTAATGGAATTGTAGTAGATGCTAATCATATGACTAGTGCATACGGAAAAAATAATTATGATTATAATATAGATAAAAAAACAGGAGAATACAAACCAGGCTGGGCAGAATTAAATAAAGATAACATGATATATGACATTGATGAAGGTATAATAAAAAAGAACATTAGTAGTATGGCAAGGTTCCAATTACCAAGATATACTACTAATGATTCTATTAATAATATTATACCACAAAATGAAAATTATGCAAGTAGTAATCAAAAAGTTTTAAATCCAGCTGAAATTTCTAATTTAACACAAGAAGATGTTACTACAACGCCAAGGTTACCAAATATTACTTATAAAACAGATAAAGGTAATAATAGTAAATTTTATAATAACTTGATGAATAAAACAGGCATGTTAAATGAAGATTTAAGAAAAATCATAAAAAATCAAGATGATATAAAATATTATGAAGGTGTTACTAATGTGCAATCATTAAGAGAAGCAAATGAAAGATTACAAAAAGATGGAAGTAAAGAAACTTTAAGATGGTTTAGTAAAGATTTATCTGATAAAAATACTACTGTTTCAGCAACAGAAGTGGCGGAAGGATGGATACTATTAAAACAGTATCAAGATTCTGGAGATTATAAATCTGCTGTAAGTGTAGCAAAAAGAATGAGAGATATGGCAACCAAGTCAGGTCAAGCATTACAGGCATATAGTATACAAGCTAGACTAACACCTGAGGGAATGTTTCAATATGCTCAATCAGAATTACAAGATGCTTTTGAAAGATTTTCTAAAAATAAAACTCAAGAGTGGATAAATGAACATAGACAAGATTTTGAATTAAAGCCTGAAGAAACTCAAGCAATTATAGAAAAAGTTAAAGAAGCCCAACAATTAGAAGATAATAGCTCTGAAAAGAAAGCTAAATTAGCGGAAATAAAAAAAATAGCCCAACAATTAGAAGATAATAGTTCTGAAAAGAAAGCTAAATTAGCGGAAATAAAAAAAATAGCACAAGAACTAGAAAATAATAGTTCTGAAAAGAAAAGGAAACTTGCTGAAATTCAAAAAATTATGACCGATAAGTTACCACCCGAACGAGGAGCAGGGATAAAGTCGTGGATGAGAATATCAATGTTATTTAATCCTAAAACTCAAGTCAGAAATATATTAGGGAACGCAGTAGTAGCTCCAGTTAATGCCGTAGGTGATGTTTTTTCTACAATTGCTGATAAGGCAATATCAAGGAAAACCGGTGTAAGAACTACAGGTTTATCTAATCCAGTAAGTAATATAAAAGGCTTTAAAAAAGGTTTGTATGAATCATATAATGATTTTAAAAAAGATATTAATACTAGGGATATGAGTGGAAATAGATTTGAAGTAAAATCAATACAAATGGAAGGGAAGCCCTTTAAGAATAAAGGATTAGGAAAGGTTTTAAATAAAATTGATAATATATTAAACTTTGCTTTAGATGCCGGAGACAGACCTTTCTATGAGGCTACTTTTACTAATTCTATAAATAATCAATTAGTATTAAATAATACAGATGTAGTAACACAAGACATGATAGATATAGCAACAAATGAAGCTTTAAGTAGAACTTGGCAAGATAACAACAATTATACTAAATTAGTTCTTTCAATAAGAAATGGTTTTAACAAAGTAAATGTTAAAGGATATGGATTAGGAGACGTTTTGATACCTTTTGCAAAAACTCCGGCTAACCTTACAAAAGCAATTGTAGACTATTCACCAGTGGGTTTGGTTAACACACTTGTTGAGGGAAATAATATAAAAAAAGCAATAAGTAGAGGAGACTTTACAGCACAACAACAACACAAATTTGTGCAAGACTTAGGAAAAGCCACAGCCGGTACAATGCTATATGTTTTAGGTTATGCTTTAGCTAAAGCAGGAATAACATCAGGTGAAAGTGATGATGATAAAGATATAGCAAACTTTATGAAAAATACGTTAGGAACTACTCAATATTCAGTAAAGATAGGAAATAAATCTTTTACTTATGATTGGGCACAACCAGTAGCTGCACCATTTTCAATGATGGCAAATTTGGTAAATAAATCAAATAAAGAAGCAAACTTGTTGGAAAAAATTACTAGTACTTTAAACGTACCACTTAATAACATTCTTGAACAATCTTTTATGCAAAGTATAAATACAGTATTAACAAACAATAGCGGACCAGCAGATGGTTTATTTGAGGCGGTATCTGAATTGCCGTCGAGAGCTATTCCTACACTTATGAAACAAATCGTAGATATGACTGATAGCACACAAAGAACAACTTATGAAAAAGGTAAACCAATAGAAACAGCAGTAAATAAAGTAAAAGCAAAAGTACCTGGGTTGTCAAAACAACTAACTCCGGTATCAGATACTTTAGGAAACGATATAAAAAAGTATGGAGGAGAAACAAATCCTTTCCTTTATGCTTTTCATACTTTTATTAATCCTGCAAATGTAAATTCTGGTAAAGGAGGAAAAGTGGCAACAGAAATATACAAAATTTATCAAAAAACAGGAGATAAAACTATATTTCCACGACAAGCAGGATATAGTCAAACAATTGATGGTAATAATATAACACTTACATCTCAGGAGAGATACGAATATCAAAAAACAACGGGTAAATATGTGAATAAGGTTGTAAATGAGTTATTAAAAAATAAAACTTATAAAAAGCTAAAAGATAGCGAGAAGGCTAAAATTTTAACAGAAATAGCAAGTGATTCAAATGAAATTGCCAAAGAAAAATTGGCTAAAGAAAAAAATTTAAAATATGAAAGACCTGACACAGATGTTAAAATTGATGATTTAGTAAGCAAAGGACTTGAGTATGGAAATGCATATATATACAAAACTCAAGTTAATAGTATAAAAGGAAATAAAAAAGGTGATAAGGCTATATCTGGCTCGGCAAATGCTAAAAAAGCAAAATATATAATTAATATGGATGCTAATGATAATCAAAAAAATATGATGTTATCACTTTTAACAGATACTGACGTAAAACCTAATGTATCAGATTTGAAAAAATTAAATGGTAATTATTTAACTTATATGCAACAATCAGGAAAAAGAAATGACAAAGGTATTAGTGAAAGGGAAAAATATATGATGTACATTGATGCAGGTATACCCGTTAATACCTTAAATGATTTTTATAGTAAGATTGGCAAAATAGAAGGGAAAAAAAATTCGTCAGGCAAAACAATATCTGGAAGTAAAAAGAAGGCTATTTTTAACTATATAAATTCTTTAAGTTTAAGTTCAACCCAAAAGAAAATATTATTTACAAAGTGTAACAGTAGTTATGGAAAAAATTATAAATCAGAAATACATACATATATTAATAACTTAAAAATAAGTAAGGAAAGAAAAGAACAAATATGGAATGAATTATATAAATAAAGGAACTATAAAAAAGTCCCTTTGTTTGTCTTAGGAGGTAAATTATGATTGAAAAAGCAGTAAGAAATAATAAAACTATTGCTCAAGACCGATTGCAACCAACTTCTGTTGAGGGTTTAATACAAAAATATGATTTAGATAATAAAAAAATATATGATTATTTAGACTATTTAGTTGATTATTTAAATAGGAAGGGAGTGTAACAGAAATTTATGGATTTTGAATTTATTAGAGGTGATACATTTAGCTTTAAATTTAAATTAGTTGATTCCGCGGATAATATTTTAAAATTAACAGGGGAAGATGAATTATATTTTACTGTTAAAAATAATTATAATCAAACTAATATAGTATTACAAAAACGTTATTCAAATGGAGATATTGTTAACAAAGGAGATTATTATTTTATAACTTTAGGCCATGAAGATACAGCTGAATTAAAATATGGTTCGTATGTATATGATATTGAACTTGTATCTGGAGAGTTAGTAAAAACATTAATACTTGGGAACATTGAGCTTACAGATGAAGTAACATTTAAAGCTAATGAATAGTGGGTGAAAATATGGAAATAAGAATTGAAGAAGAAAAAGTAATAGATATAACAACAAGTATAACTAGTAATATATTAAAAGGTGAAAAGGGGGAACCTGGTGCAACTGGTTCTCCAGGTCCTCAAGGCCCCCAAGGAGAAAGAGGAGAAATTGGGCCTCAGGGACCGCAGGGAGAAAAAGGAAGTTCGGGAGATAGTGGAAAAGATGGATTTAGTCCAATTGTAGAAATTAGTTCAACAGATAAAGGAGCTTTAATATCTGTTACTGATAAAAATGGTACCACATCTACTGAACTAAAAAATGGAGATAAAGGTGATACTGGAAATACTGGACCTATTGGGCCACGAGGGCCGCAAGGCGAGCAAGGGCCTAAAGGAAAAGATGGGACAGTTACATTTGAATCACTTACTCCTGAGCAAAAGGCAAGCTTAAAAGGGGATACAGGTCCTCAAGGACCAAAAGGAGACGCCTTTACATATTCGGATTTCACAGAAGAACAACTAATGCAACTTAAAGGAGAAAAAGGGGATATTGGCCCTCAAGGTATTCAAGGCACACAAGGACCTAAAGGAGATACTGGGGCGCAAGGCCCAAAAGGAGAAAGAGGTGATAATGGTCAAGATGGTGTAAGTGTTCCAACAGGTGGAACAACAGGACAAATTTTATCTAAAAATAGCAATACAGATTACGATTTCAAATGGATAAATAACACAGGTGGCTCTGAAAGTGGTAAAAAAGAAGTAGGATATGCTGATGAACAATTAGAGGGAACAGAAGTAATATTAATAGAAGATAGTGATTTTAATGGAGAAAATTCAGTTGAATTAGCAAAAGTTGAACAAAACTTAACTAGCAATAGTGAAAATACGGTACCAAGCGTGAAAGCTGTTAACAATGGTATTAAAACAAACATAATAACAGGACAAGAAGTTGCAACAAATGAATATATCGATGGAAAAAGAGTGTATAAAAGAAATATTTCTGCAATAGGAGAAAATTCGAGTGGAACAACTTTGACGCTTTCAAATATTAATTTCAATTTTAGCGAAATTTGGATTGATGAAAGTAATTCTTTTATTTCAAATGAAATTGAAACTTTATCAATAAATTGGTATTTTGCTCCAGAAGATTATTGTAGAGTTTGGATAGGTAAAAATACGAAAATTATAAGATATAGAACAGGTGGAAATTTGTCAGGAAGAACATTTAATGTAATGCTTAAATACACAAAAAATACATAATAGGAGGTTAAACTATGAAAATATTGGATAAAACAACACAAACATATAAAGAATTAGTGCTAAAACCTGGCGGCGACACTTTGCCAATTGGTTCAATAGTAGCTTTTGCTTCTGATACAATTCCAAGCGGATGGTTGCTATGCGATGGAAGAGCTGTAAGTAGAACAACATACTCTGAATTATTTAATGTAATTGGACTAAGTTATGTTGAAGATGGATACGAATGGTTGGATGAAGAAAGATTCCCTCTGCCAAACCCAAAGGGTCGTACTTTAGTTGGAAAAGATAGCACTGACACAGATTTCAACAAATTGGGTAAAACAGTCGGAGAAAAGACACATACATTAACAGTTGATGAAATGGCTAGTCATACGCATGATGTAGCAATTGCAGTTAATAATACAGTTGCAGGAGGAGCAAGATACTATTTCAATTCAGCTGGAACAACAAGTGCTCCAATTACAGACACGGCTGCTTGGTCAAACTCTTTAACAGCAAAAGCCAAAGGTGGAGGTCAAGCACATAATAACTTACAACCTTCTTTAACACTAAATTATATCATAAAAGCTAAAAATACAGTAGTCGTAAAAGGTGAAATAATACAAGAAACAGATACAGCAAGCACAACTAATGTATATAGTGCTAAAGCTATTGATAATAAATTAAAGACAAACATAACAACTGGACAAGAAGTTGCAACAAATGAATATATCGATGGAAAAAGAGTGTATTTTACAAGAATATCTATAAACGAATTTCCGGGCGATAATGTAACAATTAATCATAATATAAATAATATCTATGAAATTATTGATTATGATGCTGTATTTAGTCTAATAAGTGGTGAAACAAGAAAAATGCCTGGCTTATGGAAAGCTGATTATTCAAGTTTTATGTCTACAGTTTATCAAGTGACAAAAGAAACTATGCAACTAGTGTTTGGAAGTTTTTGGACAAGTGGGACATTTAAAAAAGCGGTTATAACTATTAAATACACAAAAAACACTTAATAGGAGTTGATATGATATGATAAACAAAGATATTAATATAGATGAAAGCGGGGTGTAAACAAAATGAATGACAATTCAATTTTACTCCTGCTTGGTTTTATTGTAACTTTAATTTCAGTAATGACGCCAATTATTAAACTAAATAGTTCTATTACAAAATTAAACGCAACAATAGACACATTAGATAGAAACATGGCAAAAAGTCAAGCAGATATAAAAGAACATGATGAAAAAATAAATGATCATGAAACAAGAATAACAGTCTTAGAAAAAGAAAAGAGGTGATAGTATGTTAGACAAGCTAAAAAATCTAATAGATGTAAAAAGTATAATAACAATATTACTTACAGTTGTATTTTGTATATTAACTATAAAGAATATAGTTTCACAAGAATTTTTAACAATATATACAACAATAATTGCATTTTATTTTGGAACACAATATCAGAAAAATGTAGAAAGCAAAAATCAAGAAAATAACGAAAAATAAGCAAGGTGTAATTACTATACCTTGCTTATTTTAAAGCCTTATTTTGGCGTATAGGAGGTCGATTTTTATGAAAAAATTGGCTAAAAAATGGATATCTAAAAATATAATAAAAATATTAAAAATTTATCAAAAAGATTTTGAAAAATCAATGTTTGAAGAAAAAAGTAACTATTTAGATGACAAAATTTTCTTTGAGATTGATTTTTTAATAAAATTAATAAAAGAAAGAAAGGAATGAGCATAATGGAAGAAATGGATAAAGATTTTCAAGGAGAAATTTTTAAAATAGAAGAGGAAGGTGAGTAAAAATGAATTTAGCAGAATTTGGAAGTTGGGGACTAGCCCAAGGAAGTGTAGCTAATCCAGCACCTAATTATAAGTACAAAGGTCAATGTGTATCTTTGATACAGCAATATTTATATCAAGTATTTGGTATGCAATTCAAAGCGCGTGGAAATGCAAAAGATTGGGCTTACAATATACCGGATGGTTTTACAAAACTTAGTTCAAACGTAGCACTAAAAAAAGGAGATATACTTGTATATGGCTCAAATTACGGGGGTGGATACGGACACATAGGATTAATTGATGTAAATGGAAAATATTACGATCAAAACGGCATAAAAAGGTTAGCAATATCTTATAGAAATAATCCGTTCAACGGATATATATGTGTATTAAGACCTAACAATCAAAAAAAATTAGGCTTAAATGCTGATAGATCAGGAAACAGAATTGCACAAAACGGAACTTTTACAGCAAGTGTTAATAACTTGAATGTAAGAAGAAGTCCATCTTTGAACGGTCAAGTTGTAGCACAATACAGCAAAGGAGAGAGCGTTAAATATGATAGCTATATAGATAGTGAGGGGTATCGTTGGATAAGCTACATAGGAAAATCTGGAAACAGAAATTATATAGCAAGAAGAAAGTTAGACAATAGCCAAGTTTTTGGTACTTGCAAATAAAGATTGGTAGGCTTAACCTACCACCAAAATTATTGTAGAAATTTGTAAAAAAATAAATTTTGATATTGTAATAATTTTTTAGTTATGATAATATAAGTGTGTGGAAGGAAAGTAGTATGAGATGTAGTAAAAAAAGAAGTTTAATAAAAGCTAATATTGTAGTTACGATGGGATTCTTTTCATTATTTATATTATTAGCTCCATTTATTTATCCAATTGTTGCAAATCTGCTTATAAAATTTCATGTTTTTAATGGAGCGGGAGAAATAAAAGAATATTTTGAAATTTTTGGCTCTAAGTATATGATAGGTTTAGCAGTTGTTATAATATTAATGCTTGTTTTATGTTTTAGTAAAAAGGAAATATTATGCGATATAATATCCAATATAAATTTAAAGTTGAAAAGTGGAGATAAAGAGTTTGAGTTAGGCCATTCATCATACGAGGATAAAAAAGCAAAATTTATTTCCGAAGATAACACAAATAAAGAATCTTATTTAGTAAAAAAAGAATTAAAAGAAAAACTGAATTTGTCTCCAGAACAAATTGAATTTCCTATTGAAGATGCTGAGAAAAAAATATTAAGGGATAAAAACGATGAATTAGAGTGTAATATAAAAAACATAAGGTTCTTTTCTGCATATACTATAACAAATAACTGTTCTAGGAAATTATTAAATAATATTTATTTAAATAAAAAAATGGAACAAAAAATATTTAATGATAAGTTATTGAAACATTACAAAAATAAATTAACTAAAAGAATGCCGTTGAAAAAAGTTGAAGAATATTCATACAATAAAACACATGACATAATATTTGACTTGATTTTTTTAGATATAATAGAGTACTCTGAAGATGATAAATACTTTGTATTAACAAAAAATGGTATAGAGTTTGTTGAAAAATATTTGAAAGGGGATGAGGGCTATGGTAAATTCAGTTAACATTGGGAGATATTTTTTGCACAAAGACTCTACATTGACAGATAAACAAATTCAAAAATTAGTTTATTATGCTTATTGCTGGTATATTGTTAAGAAAAATTATGGGAAAAATGATATTAGAGAAAAATTGTTTGATGAAATCCCTGAAGCGTGGATCCATGGTCCAGTATTTCCAGAGTTATATAAAGCAATGACATATAATAGAAATAAATTCATAGAAAATAAGGAATATGAGAGTATATCGCAAGATATAACAAAGTTTTTAGATACTATTTTTGAAGTTTATGGGAAATTTTCGGGTAACGAGTTAGAAAATTTAACTCATAATGAAATGCCTTGGAAAAAAGCAAGAAATGGTTGGGAATGTGATATGCCAAGTAATGTTAAAATAGATGATAAAGATATATATGAATACTATTCCAACTAATTATAAAATTGTAATAGGAGTAAGGCAACTTGCTCCTTAATTTTGTCTACTTTTGTCGAAAACATATACAAGTATACATAAAAATGATATAATAAAAATGGGAAGTGATAAAATGAAGAAATATAATATACTACTATCACTTAATAAGAAGAAAAATAAATTAAATGAACTTGTATTAAAAAAGAAATTAAGTAGTAAAGTGATAATACATTTAAGTCAAGAAATAGATGAATTGCAAAACAAATTAGAACAGTATTAAGTTACTGCTCTTTGCTTTTTAAAATAGTAAGAAGAAAGCTTACTAACTGATAAAATCTTGGGGAAATTTTGGGGAAATTTATTCAAAAAAATAGGTAAAAATGTGTATAAAATGGTAAAAATTACAAATGAAAAATATCAAGCCAATCTTTACGAAAGGCTTGATATCAAGATTTTTAAATGGAGCTATTAGGGAGAATTGAACTCCCGACCTACAGGTTACGAATCTGTTGCTCTACCAACTGAGCTATAATAGCATATATATTGTTATTATAGA